CAATCCCAAGTGATACAAGGCGGGGGAAGAAAATGCTGCCGCCAATGTTACGCCGGTAGCGCGATTATGATTTCGTGTGAATTCAGCGGCTGCTTTACGACCTGCAACTGCTTTGCCTTGTGCAATGTTGGCGGCTTTAAAAGCCTTTGCAAATTGGAGTTTATCTTTGGCAAGTTGCGCCACAGATGCAATATTTTGCGCCACTTCTGCGGGCGCGATGGCTGATATGCTCATCTCTTTTTCTCCTTAGTTAGGTGTTGGTGCTTCCAACAACCAAAAGACCCACCAACCAATGGCTGATGGGTCAATTCGCTGCTGTAGTAGTTAAATGTTTTGTTTTAAATCCGCTTCTATAAGCCAAGAGTTCATTTGCTCTGCTTGCTTAAGTTTTATGCGGGTTTTTGTTAAGCGCCATGCCAGCCAAAAGGCAAGCAGGCTCAACATAAGGATCATGCAGTCTCCTTCTTGGGTGCGTTAAGTGCGATAAGCGCAAATACGAGAAGTATTGCTACACCGAGTAGTCGACCTGCTGTTTCACCTTCGTTTACTGGTGGGGTAACGATTTCCCCAGGGTTTTTTGCATTTGTCAGTGATTGGCTTATTCCTTGGATAACGCTGTTAAAACGGTCCGTAAAGCCGCTTTGAACAATAGCCTTTGTTTCTGTCATGTTTTTTCCTTTACTTGATTGGTAGTGCTGCTTACATACAGCTGCTGACATGATCCATATCCTGAACCAACCCAGCAGACATCTCTCATTGCCACGGTAAATGCGGTAATGAAAATAAGGACGGCGATAACCAAAACGGTTATTCCCCTATTGGTGAGTCGAATATTGTTCACTGCTCGTGCCATATTTCGTTTTTGAAAGTTTTTATTGAACTTCTAACAAAAGTCTTGAGATCAATTTCGTAGTGATCAACCAGGTGTAGTAGGTCGATAAAAAGGTCACTTGCAGCTGCTTGAATGCCGTATGTTCCGGCTTCTGACGGGTCCCCGCCGCAGTAACTCACTAATGCTTGGTGAGCTGCTTGAATCTTTTGGTTAATGGTTATGAGGGGTTGATCGCCAAAAATTGCTTCATATTCTTCTAGGCTAAACGGGTCTTGTGATGCCTTTGGGAAGGCTATGACGTTGCTCATTGTTACCTCCATAAATAGAAAAAGCCCCATCCGATGTGGATGAGGCATAAATGAAATAAGCCCTTCAGCGGGTGCTGAAAGGCTGTTTTTATCTCTCACTTCGCCTGCTCTTGCGGGCTACTCCGTGAGGGAGTTTCATATGGTTTTAGACAGTTTCCTGCCCTCGCCATATGTACTTATTGTACATTATTAAACATTTTGATGCAACCATTTAATGTGAATGGGACCCGAAACGGGGGAGAATCGGGCCCCAAACACCGCGCCCAAGGAGGAATAACAACGTGCACATAAGGTATCAGAATTGCTTTAATTACGCATTATGACACGCCGTGATCTATCTACAATTTTTGTGCACAAGCACGCTGGCTTCAGTACCCTTAAACCGTAGGCCTGGTCTCCTACAAAGTGTAGGGTGACCATAATGCTCTAAACCATCTAAAGCACAGGTCGCCCTACACGCCCTTGCTCTAAAGAAGTGCCAGAGCTTTGTTTGAAAGGGTTTTAGGGGACTCAAAAACATTGCGTGATGCAACATTTATTTGGCGGTCAGATGAGCCTAATTTTCCTTTAGTTGGGGCAATCCATTGCTCATATTCGCTGACAGCATTCCACAGTCCATAGGCTGTTCCGGTAAATTTACCCACAGTTGGTGAGGCGTAATACAAATCAGAGATCTCATTGATTTTATTTACCCGTGAGGTCACCATTGTGCTGGACATTTCATCTGCATCAACAGGGAATAGTCCTGCCACGACTCGATCAAAGTCGCTGTTTGTGATTGATGTATTCATGAGTAACTCCATTTCGTGGGCAAAAGGATCTTGACCCCTCCATGCCAACTCAATAGCTGCCCTGGCATCTGCCACGCGAGCTTGCGCATTAGAGGTGTGCTTGACCTTATACACGTTGGTGGCTTCACTTAAACTCCACGTTAAGGTGTTTGCACACACAACACGGATTCTTGTGATGTAAACAGTCAATGCCATAGAACCGTCATGACTTGAGGCCACCACCATCCACGTTTCTGCTTTATCTTCATTTGATTTTATGTCGAATTCTTCACCCAATTTGATGGTCATAAAAAACTGTTTCCCGTTACGCAGTGAACCAGCAGTTTCCCAAATTGCTTGCTTGTGTTGGTCAGTTATGGCTTCGACAAATTCAGCTGCTTCGTAGGTTTGAAAAACTTGATAATTTTCACCTACTGCACCAAGCCCATCAACTTTATTGTTAGGCCATTGCCTGTATGTTGCGTAAATATTGGGTACACCGCCAATAATCTGATCATGCTTAAACATGATTGGTTCTTTGCTTTTGTAGACCGTGTAGTTCAAACCAGCAAGCTCTAATGCCTCATTACTTGTTTGTGTATTTTCTACGATTTGGCCTAGTTGATGCCATGCTGGTTCGCGTACTGCAAAGAAACTTGACTTGCCGTTGATTGTTTCTATCTCGTGTGACATATACTTTTTCCATCTCCTTATAGAGTGATCAGGGCCAGACCCCTTATGCGGTTGCACCCGCGGAATCTGGCCCTGATTTATTGGTTGTGCCACCCCTGGTGGTGGCTACCGTCAACTTAACTGTTGGCGGAGATTATTTGACTCGCCCAAGAGCGATGTCTTGTAAAAGGATTGCAGGGTCAATATTTGTCTCTGCTCCCCAAAGTTTAAGAAATGTGGCAGTCATTAAACCCAGTGTGAGGATTACTGCTATTAGTTCGTCACGTCCTTCTGGTAAAAGGTCGGCAGGTATTGTTGGCTCTTCGTGGAGCCATGCTGCTGTGATTCCAATTACTCTTTGATGCGTTTCGATATCAGTTGCCAGAGGCGACGTAAACGTACTCATTAAAATCCTCCACCCGTATTCTCATTCTTGGTTTTTTGCTATTTGGAACAGATATGTTCACAGCTTTTAATGCTCCACTGTGTATCAGTCTGTGTACGTGTGCCCTGGAACATCCAAGGCTTTTGGCGACTTCTGCCAGTGTCAGCATTATAGGCAACATTATTGCTTCAGAATGAGTCATGGCGTAAATATATAGGCATAATGATGCATTCGTCAACACTTTGCTTATCTGTGTCGTAACTTCCTTTCGCTGTGAGGTAAATCACTGTATGGCAAAAATGAATCATTATTCACATAAATGTCAAAAAAAATTAATGTTCGGTCAAAGCGTGTCTAAAACGCACCAATATGTTGCAATATGTAACACTGTGATCTAATGTGTACATAAGCAAATATAGAAAATATTTTAAGTAAGGAGAAAAAATGAGTAACCGCGATATTCACTTAGATCCAGCAGCAGCCCGCAGACTAAGCGAAATACTTGTCAGACGTCGTGTGGAGCTTGGTTTTAGAAGCGCACGCAAGCTAGGGCTAGAAACAGGTCTGGATTATCGAACAATAACTTCCCTTGAAGGCGCCAGGCGCGACTCCGTAACCAGAAGCACACTTGCCACTTTGGAGCTAAAACTTAACCTTCCTTCAGGCTACCTAACTGAAACAGCAAGTGGGGATTCTGAGGGTCGCACAATGACACTTACCGTTGACTCGGATGCAACGCCCGAAGCTTTGGAACAAGCGCGAATAGTTGCCCAAGCTGCATTTAATGCAACACTGCAACAACTGAAAACCAAAAGCCCTTCCATCTAGCAAATATCTAGCAGACACCTTGAAACAGATCAAATACTGCTGATTCAAAATGAACAAAAATCCCTAAACACCTTGGAGTTTGTGAAACATTTCGATGCATTCAGTTGCTCAACTAGGCGACTGTTAATCGAAGGGTTTCTGGTTCGAGTCCAGATGGGGGAGCGTGTGGGTCCCAGCGAAAAACCGTTGGGGCCCATATAGTTTTTTGGGATGCTACTACTGTTGTAGTGCGTTAATCGAAGGGCAATATCTAGCAATTATCTATCAGTTGCCCATTTTTTCAGCAAAAATGTCTGAGGCGCCCCTAGCCTGATTTCCGGTTACTTGGGCGTAAATAGTGGCTGTAACCATGGCATCTCGGTGCCCAAGACGCTCAGCAACCACGTGTAGAGGCACTCCAGCCTCTAAAAGCCAGGTGGCGTGAGTATGTCTCAGGCCATGAGGTTTCAAGTAAGGAACGCCTGCCTGTTCACAGATCTTGCGCCAGTCATCATAAATATTTGATGGATAAACCCCATTGCCATGGCTGTTAGTAAAAACCAGACCTGTTTCAAGCCAGGTGAGCGACTTCATCTTTGCTTCTTTTTGCTTAGTCCGATAAATACGCAAAGCATCTACAGTTGCGTCATCAATAGGAACATTTTTCCCAACACCGTTTTTCAGGGTTTCTTTAATTATGACTTGCCCACCTGCTAAGACCCTAGCTTGCGTGAATTTAATAACCCCTTCGGAAAGATCAACATCGATCCACCTCAAACCAAGAACTTCACTGCGTCTACAGCCAGTAGCAGCCATTACTTGATACAGAGCGCCGTTTGGGTGTTTAGCCATGAAAACGGAAACGAGTCTCATTTGTTCCACAGACCAAGTTTCCTTAACTTTCTTCTTTGGTCTAGGAATTGGAACATCACGGGTTGGATCGACTTCAATAATGCGATACACCAACATGGCGTGTTTAAAGGCTATTCTCAACACCGTACCTGTGTATTCCACTGTTCGAGGAGCAAAATTTTCTGATAGATCTGAGTAAAGTCGTGAAATAGTCACAGGAGTTACTTCCTGCATTTTCAACTTACCTATATAAGGAATGACATAACTAGATATCTGTCGATCGTATCCATAAACAGTGTTTGGACTTAACTGCTTAGTTTTGGCGTGCATTGGCAGCCATTCTTCAAGATATTGAGCAACAGTAATTTTATCTTTACGAACAGCTTGACCTTTTCGTAGCGAAACACGTCTGTCGTCACGAAAGGCTTTAGCCTCGTCCTCACTGCGGAAACCTGAATGCCACACCATTTTGGTTTTACCTGTGACAGGGTCAGGTTCCCGCAGGACGACGTACCAAAGGTCACCGCGACGAGTAATTCCATCCTTTACTGACATTTAACGAAGACTACCCCCAGGATCAGCATCTACTCCCACGAATGCTTAATCCAGTTCCTCTTGTTCGTGAAAGAAATCATAATGTTCAATATTTTCTAACTCATCTGCAATAAAGCCACAAAGGTCGCATTGCTCGCGGGTAATTGTGATACGTTCTGTTGATACCCAATTCATTAGTTCATCATGCTCTGTGTAATCAGTCATCTTTGCAATAGCCTCAAACCATTGTTGATCTACCTCAAGAACAATTCGATAGCCCTTGAACACTTTCTCCATGACATACCCTTTCGTTTGTCAGCATCTACTCCCACGAATGCTTAATCCAGCCTTTCTCATGGGCTGTCTTCGGATCTCGGGTTATAAGGTCGTGGCATGGCCTACAAAGGCAAACCAAGTTTTCCTCGTCGGTTATAGAGCCCCCTCTGGCGCGAGTTTTAATTTCGTGTACATCTATTGATCTTTGCTTCCAGCAGCGCTGGCATATTGGGTGCTCTTCAAGTAAACGTTTCACTAATGGAATACGAACCTGCTGATAAAGAGCTTGACGCTTCTTGGATCTATTACGCATTCATTTAACTATTTCATATATTTTTCTGGGTTACCCCAAGTAGCCCTTCGTACACACTTTTCACACAGTTCTCTACCTGTCCAAGAATCACGCCAAGTGTGATCTTCTGTCTGTTTACATTCATCACATTTGTTAACTAAAGGAATAACTCTCTTTTTTATTTTCATATCAGTTTCCTTCCCGTTATGACCATTGACCTGTTGGTTCGGCCTGAAATTGGACACGTTGACCTGCGGCGGTTGTGCGTAAGATTTCCATTTGGTCACGCAAAGTTCTTAATCTTTCCTTTGTTACACGTACATTGGATTCACATAAATCTTTATGTTGCATTTCATCAAGTGATTCCAACTCGGACTTAGCTTTTTTGACATCAGCCGTACCCTCAGATCGCAGTAATGCAGTGTTGTAAACACGCAGATAAGAAATCTTTGCTTTAACGGCAATGTTGTCCATTTCTGCAATGTCTTCTGTTGTTTCGTCAAGAAGTCTGCTTACTTCAGCTAAGAGGATCAAAGTCTCTTCAAGTGTTTGCATTTAGTCTCCTAGTTTGGGGAGCCACAGGAATGGCCTGCCCAATGGTGAAAACCGCCTCGACTCATTACTTCAAACGCCCCTATGTCTTGGTAAATGCCGGGCCATTGCCTAATGGGTTTAGCGGAAAGTTGTATGCGAATTTTTTTTGAATCTGCGTGTGACATTCCTTTTTCCATGAGTCTTTCTTTCACCATGTAAGGAAGGCCGTGTTGCCATGAATCCAAGAATTGCCACCGCCCCGATGCGCTGGAGGTTTTATTTTTGGCATCTTGCCGTGATGTTTTGTTATGAAGCACTGCGCCTGTTTCGCGTTTAAGGATGCATTTGGACCATTCTGTGAGTCCTTTAGGCGGCGTGGCTGCTGTTGTAAGAATGCTCACCATTTGCTTAACTTCATCAGGTGAATTAGTTGGTGTTGTTATATTCAATATTGCAATTAACGCAATTGCTTCTAACATGGAACTCCTTACTTGATGTTCCCCTTCCTCACATCGGAAGAGCTAAATATTAAGTTGTATTACATGTTTTACTGTTCACTAATCCATTCTTGAATTGCTGTTTTGAGTTCAGTAAAGGTTGTTGCGTTATCAATATTTGTTTGGACTGAGTTGCTTGGAAAAGCCATGATTGATTCAAATATTTCTGTTATGGGATGTCCGTGTCCGGAACGTCCACCTGTTGGACTGATACGTCCGCTTGTCATGTCCATTAGGAAACCGTGATTCTTACGTTTCCTGTGCGCGGACTAATTTCATAGTTGGTGTTTAGTGAGCTTTGGAAACGCTCTGGTGTACCACCCCAAGCAACACCCGATGCGTAGGTTCCTGCAACAAGTTGCTCACCCCATGCGGTTGGAAGTTCGATCCAACCTTTTTGTCCACGCGCAAACTGTCCATTATCTGTGCTACCAACCAATTCAGACGGCTCGGCGCTTGGCTTATCGGAGTAGCGGTGCAGATTCCAACGTGAAAGGACTATTCCAGGGTCACCACCTGGCCCATTTCGGTCTAGATATATTTCAAATTTTGTGACAGTGCCACCGGCAAGGTTGCCGAATTGATTTGGTGATCCGTAGAAGAAGTATGTGGTGTTTGTTCCAGTGTTTACACCCCACGTAGAACCGTCACCTGCGTACCAGTGGCTTGATGATGGCAACCATTGCGGATCTGTGCTGCCTGCTTTTCCTGTTGTCCAAACGTAAATATTTTCGGGTGAAAACTCGTATACGCCTGGAGTTACTGTTGTTGGGGCGTTAGTAAAGAATGTTGAAGGAGAACTCCATTTACTTTGATTTTCACCATAAATACTTCGGACCGCATACGAGTAGCGTGTACTTGGTTCAAGATTTTCAGCTGTCCATGAGGTTTCACCGTTGGTGATGGTTGCCACTATTTGGTATGACTCTGTAACGTCCGCGATTTCGTATCCATTGACTGCATTTACTGGTGTCCATGACATTAATGCTTCGTTGCTGCTGACACTTGATGTGCCAAAACCAACTGGTGCTGGTAGGGCTGTTGTGTACGTCATGATTGTGAACTGGTAATTAATATTTTCCCCACTGGCTTCAATTCTGTAATCGCCACGTGTATTAGGGGTAGTTGATAGTGAATAGGAGAGCCCTGGCCCTGTGTAAATAGGTGTTGGATTGTTTACTTCATAAAGCGTGTAAACATCTGCTGAACCACCCCACGCAAGGATGATGTCTTTCCATGAATTTGCTCCGTAATACGACACAAAGAAATCAATTGGGTTCATGCGTTGCCTCCCGACATCGCTCTAAGGGCAGCGACATACTCGACAGGGTTGCCGGGTACGACAATGGTGTTGTTTGTTACTTGATTTGCGTTAATGGCTTCATCAAGACCAAGAAGTTTGGCTCTTGCAGCCATAATTTTTAGGGCTGTGTCGATGGCTCTTGCGTCGCCGGTAATTGCTGTTGACCATATTGAACGCTGTAGTGCGTCAAGACGTTCAAGTTCAAGGCTAAGTATTTGCCTTTTGGCTCCTTCGTCGACAAGGGCTGCGGCGGCGCGCACCCTGTCTGCGACAAGTGAGGAGGCCACGTTTTCGGTTATTTTTAATTCTTCGGCTATTTCAAACCAGGAGGCGCCTTCAGTTCGCAGTTGATGTGCTTTCTTGGCTAACTTTGTTTGTCGTTCTCTTTTTTCCGCCTCGACTATTGCTTTGTTTGTTTGTGACATTGCAACTGCCGTTGATTTTTTACGGGTAGTCATGTGGGTACCCCGTTTTGTCTTACATAATCTGCTGCCTTGGTGGGGCTTCCATGTTTTCTAATGAAAGCTCTGCGCTCTCTTTCATCAGTTCCGCCCCAAATTCCCCAGTATTCATTGGTCTCCAAAGAGACAATCAGGCACTCTTTACGTACTGGACAGAATCTACAAATGTCTTGTGCTTGCTCTTTCTCAATTCGAGTGAGTGGCTTTTCATCAGTTCCGTAGAAGACTTCCAGTGGGACTGTGGTGCAGGCTGCATCATCGGTCCACCTGTATCTCTGCGTATAGGGCGAGGCATACTGAGTCGATTGTGTCTTGGCTGGTGCATCGGGAGTGCCAGATCGGATGGTGAACCTCAAGCCAGCGGGATACTTGCTGCTTGTCCGCGTTGCCAAAACCAACCACCCCTTTCTTCCATGACGCTGGGGGCACCAATGTCACTAATGTATCAGTTTGCATTACAGTAGAGCATATTGCTCCAGCAACCATACCTAGTGATACCCCCACGCGCAGGTTGCGACTCGCCCCAACTATGGGAGCTTCTACCGCCACAAGGTCTGGTTTATGGGTAATACATGCGTTCCAAACCACCTCAGAAATAACATCTAAGGCCCCTAAATTGTCACCAGGCTTAAGGACAACATCCTCAAAAACCCCCATTGCAGGGATGGCAAAAGCCACACGTGATGTTCCGTAATCCACCCCTGCACCGACAAAACCAGTCTTTTTATTCACTTACTTGATCTCTTTCCATAGAATTCATTGTTTCTATGAACGTTTCGGAAGTGAAATTGGTTTGGATTGATATAGCGATAAGAAATGACATTTTGTGTAAAGGATGGCTTTTTAGAATTAAACGAGAGATCGTGTCAGCTTCAGGTGTTTGACCATCTATCCACAGAGCCACGGCGTAAGCAGACCACGCGTGAGGGGCTTCGACCATTGTGACATTTTCTGTCATTAATTTTAGTGTTTTGAAAACATAATTTCTTTCGTCGAGTTTTAATCGACACATTTCCCATATCACTAAATCTCTTGCTCTTTGATCTTGCAAAGTTAAAGCAAGAGTATGAAACTCTTCTTTTTGAAATAAGTTGCTCTCTTCGAATCTTGCTGAGATTATCGTTTCAACTATTGCTTCGCGTTCGTCTTCAGTCAGTAAAAATTCTTCCTGTGTTTCAGTATCCATTATGTAACTCCTTTTTAATTGTTTCGTTATCCGTTTGTGATTCTGACTCCGGGCTTGTCTTTCTGATGTTTAATGCACCAGTAATCTGCTCGGCCATCTACTACACAACAAACAACGGCGGGATCTTGACAGCCTCTTTCAATACAGCCTGGTATTGTCAAATTGACCACTCCTCCAAATCAGCCAAGCGACACATGTCCTTGTAGTCACACCACTTCATGCCTGCTAGCCACTTATTCACTTCATTAACTGAGTGGTCAGCGGGGTTGTATCCGTCTTGAAGCATTTCGCACCCAAACATGCGCTCAGGAAGGATCCCTTTATCAGCATTTTTTAAGAGTTTTTTAGCTTCGGTATCCATCTGATCAAGAAGGTTTTCATCAAGCTTTACCCGAAACTCTTTAAATGCTTGTTCACCCCTGTCCATGTAAACAACAGACGCAGATGTTGCGCCGGTGGCAAGCATGTAGGCGTGTACTTGGCGAATGTGGTCTTCTTTAGGCTCTTCCCATTTAGCTACTGGTATCCATCCTTTAAATCGACCGTTGAATTTGTCAGTTGAAATGGTTTTCAACTCAAATATGGACCCATCAACTATGAACCCGTCTAACTGACCTTTGAGGCGCCATTGAGGAATATCAATTTCAACCTCGATATCAGTTAGAACACCTGCACTCATGCCTTCGGCTTGAAACCAATAATGGGCAAGGCTGCCTCCTTTAGCCTTCTCTTGCACCCAGTCAGGCTTTTCTTCCTGCTCAGCGCCAAAATAACTAAACGCTTGGGCGCGCTGGCATGGGTTACCAATTTTGCTTGGACGTAAACGACCACGACCGTCGGAACGGTTACCCGTAGAAACGTCCTTGTACATAGCTTCCATGGCTATACGCAAACAATCCATATCCATAATGGATCCTTCACGCCGCCACTTCTCCATATATGCCGTGATAGGTAATGCACTTCCACGAGATAGTGCTAGTTCTGCTAAATCAGCGCTCATTTTGCAAACTCCATTTCCTTGGGTATATCTAGTAAGGCTTGTGCTTCTTCTAAATGGGCGATTACACCGCCGCATGCTCCTGGCGAATGTCCTTTCCTTAATAGCGCTGCTCCGGTGACAGCACTTGCATTTACTCGTGATGCAAGGTCAACGAGTGAAATAAACGGTGCTTTTTCGGAGAGTTCAACGGCAGCTTTTGGTCCAATACCTTTAATACTGGTTAATCCTTTTCTGATTGCGTTTGATTTAAAATCAGGTGTGTAGAACCTGTTTGACTTGTTTACGTGTGGCGGTCTAATTGATACTCCTTGTTTGCGTGCCGCACGCAGATACATCACTTCTTGATCATCACCGATATAGGCATTAATTTGAGCCGTCCAAAAGGCCACCGGATGGTGATATTTGAACCATGCAGTTATGTAGGCAACTTGGCCATAGGCAGTGGCGTGAGCGCGATTAAATGAGTAGCCTGCATATGCTTGAAGGACTTCTTCAAGCCAGTCCTCATCTTCCTCAGACAAATCAATTGCATTTTCTTTAACTTTGCCTATCACCTCGTACATAACCATTGCTGCGTCACCAACATTTGCGTTGGAAGCTTTAATGGCTTTGCGTGCCTTTTCAATATATTCAATAGGTAAACCAAAGTTTCTGAGAATATTCATTGCCTGCTCTTGATAAATAAGAATTCCAGCCGTGTCTTTGGTCTCTGCCATGATTATTGGATGGCGTTGAACAATCTGTTCAATCCCGGCTTTACGGTCAAGGTAAGAACGTGTCGCGCCTGATTGCATAACAGCTGGTCTAAACAAGGCAACGGAGGCAATAATGTCAGCCATTTTGGTTACGCGAACATCACGAATATTTCTTGCTGCCGCAGAGCCTTCCAATTGAAATACCCCAGCAACATCACCTTTAGCAATCATTTTGAATACGTTTTTGTCATCTAAAGGAACACTGAATGGTTCAATACCGGTTAAATCCTGCATTTCGCGCAAAGCCGATAATGTTTTTAGACCAAGAATGTCGAGCTTTACCAGGCCCATGGATTCAACATCTTTCATAGGAAAAGCAGAAACAAGTTGCTTGCTTGAAGGAATCCAAGTCAAAGGCAAACCGGAAAGGCTTGCCTCATCAGGTGCGACAACTACGCCCGCTGCGTGTATGCCTTGACCTGAGTAAGGCCTGTGTGCTGCAAGTTCCCTGAGTTTGCCCATTTCAACGTCAGGTATAGGCGCGTATGGGTCAGCACCAGTCTTACGTGCTTTCTGTTTCCATTTAACAATAAGTGACCCTTTCGTGTCATCTTGAGCGTTTAACCCCATTTCCAACCAGGTACCTATCCGGTAGGTTGTGTATTGGGAGTCAAGCATTGCCATGACCTCATCACGGCGAACATCTTCAACGTCAATATCAATATCGGGCATAGACGCTTGATCTGTGGAAAGAAACCTTTCAAAAGGTAACTTCCATTGGATAGGGTCAAGACGCGTAATATCTAACAACCAACACAACATTGAACCCGAAGCAGAACCACGAATGTTGTATGCAATTCCTTCCTTACGTATCCATTTGCATACCTTTGCGGTGAACAGCAGATACCCAGCAAATCCTGCATTGCAAACAACCTCAAGTTCACGATCAACACGCTTCGCGTAACTTTTAGCTTTTGTTGCCGTGAGTGACCCGTTTGTCACTTTCTTTGCCAGACCGTCTGCTGCTGCTTTACGCAGCGCATCATCAGGGTTTGCCCCTGGTGTCACATCTGGTATCGCTGCTTTAAACGTATCTAATTCAGGGATACGCACTTTTGCTTTATTTAGTAGATCCTCCAAACCTTCCATTCCTGCGTTGAATGTTCTTATTGAGTGGTGTTCTTCCATCCAATTCGAATCAACCATGTGGTAGCCATCTCCTGGGAAAACTGCATCGTCAGGGTCGTTACTCCAAGAAACAAGACGTTTCATTGTTTCGTGTGCTGGTCGATCTTCCGAGTGGCAGTAATGAGAATCTTGCGTAATAACGACTGGAAGACCCATGGAGTCTGCAATATTTTGCAGTAATGCTGAGTGACGCCAATCATCATGCTCATCGTCATTAATCATGTGGTTTTGAATCTCCACGTAGCAGCCTGATCCGAACCATCCAGCAAGTGACGAAATAATGTTTTTCACTGACCCAGGTGCTTCTCCTCGAAGTAAAGTTGCGGCAAGACCAAACCAGCAGCCTGTCATAACTGCAATACCTTCAGTTCGACCGTCTTCTGCTGCTTGCGCTAAGTCAGCCAAGTCAAGTACAGGCTTATATTTGAAGTTCCTTTGCGCAAGATTGTTAAGACCGACCAAGTTCCTATAACCATGCGAATTTGTCGCCAGCAGTCCTAAATGCATGGTTGCGGGGCGAGAAACCATACGGTCAATAGCAACGTATGACTCAATACCTGGCAGGAAAGATATTCCAGCTTTACGTGATGCTTTATATCCTTGAGCAATACCACCCATAGTTCCGTGGTCTGTGAGTCCAATTGCAGGGTAGTTAAGTTCAACAGCCCTGTTAATCACTGCCTGGGGGCTTGGTAATGCGTCTTTGGAACTAAACGCAGTGTGGGTGTGTGCTGACCAAAAAGCCATATCACTCATATTTGTTCTCCTTTGGGTGAGAAGCTGCATAGCTTTTTAATAGGTTTTCTATTTCCTTTATTCGCTTTGCTTCGGATAGTTTGAATTCCTTGAGGGCTTTTTGTTTTTTGAAACTAAAGACCAACAGGCTTGTGGCAACAAAAGTAAATATCGTCAATATTGGTTTCACGCGGCAACCACACTAATAAACCCAGTCGTGTACTCGCGATCTTTATGGGTTGGGATAAACAAACCATCGGAGAGAAATGTTGCGGTTTTATCTGAGTCACTAAGTTGAAGGTGTAAAGCCGCACGCCGTGCGTCTTCAAAACTGTAGAAAACAAACGCATCATTGTTAATGACATCAATGGCTTGATTTAAATTTAGTTCATGCACTACAAAAGTGTTAGTACACCGAAATTTGCAAGAGCAATAATCTTCTTCGTGCCCGCAAAGAATATTCATGCCTAGAAATTGACCAGCAGTATCTCTTGTGCATGTTGCTGGGTCGTGTTTTTTTATTGTGTAATAACTCATTGCTGGTCTCCTTGTGATATAGAAAGGGGTGGGGCCGAGACAACTTCATCGACCCCACCCCTAGTTTGTGTTAAGCCGCCTCCACCATGATGGCGATCAGTTCGGCTTCATGTTCTGCTGCAAGGGCAAGAAGCTCCTCAGCAGTTGGACGTGTTTTAACTGGAACACCAACACTCATCAGCAGTTTCTTCAAACGCGCCGCTGGGAGTGCAGCCCAATCAACAGTTTCACCCCCAGTGTTGATCAAGTCCTCAAAATCAGTAGTGGCATCATCATCTGATTCTCGAACCTCGTCATCTGTTAGATCAGCAGCAATTGGATTGAATACAGCATTTTCAATTTCATCCAATCCATGCACATATGCTTCTATTTCAGCTCGACGAGCTTCATGGAATTCATCCAAATTAATGAGATCTGGCATAGGAATTGGTTCGCCTTCTTCATCATCGGCAGCAAATCCAAGGTTTCCAGCAGAAAAACTGCCTGTAATTTGAATAGTCCATCTACGACCGGCAGGGGAGTAGTCAGAATTTTTCTTACGGTCACGCTCCATCAACTTCTTCCAATTCTCATACCAGGAAGATGCAAGACACAGCAGGATGTGGTCAGTTGGTTTTGGGTTGTATTTAGCCCTGTCACCCGTTTCAAACTGACCATCAATATAGATGCAGTTCAAATATGTCATGTCTTTTGGTTTTGTGTGCTTAGGAGGCTCTGAACCATCCTTAACTCTTTTCAACTCCCACTTTGTGGGTAGGAGCCTTTCCAAAAGAGGGTCGGCAACATATCGCCGTTTCTTAGCTCCATCTCGACCCGTAATTGTCACAAAATCCTGAACAGGGAAGGTACGAAGCCTTCCTGGGATCTCGGCGGTGTCATGACCTGTTCGAATAGTGTCCGCATAAACTTCACGGACATTCATCCAACCACCGTCAAGGTTTTGTGTCGCGTAGTCGGTAAGTGGAATAACTGTGATTGCTCGACCAGCAGGTAGTTTGAACACGCGGACTTTGTTTTCTTGAGCTTCCCAGCCCTCACGCCCTTGCTCAATTACTTCGTCGTCTAATCTGAATCTACCCATGTTTTTTCCTTGCTCCTTTTTAATTGACGGCCGTTCGTACTCGATGTACCCGGCCTCTGTTTCAAACGTGATGAATCCACCAACAACAGCACCCTCATATTCAGTGATGATGTCGACGTTGGCTAAAAACAAGCGAGACGAGTCCTTCTCGATGATTCGCTTTGCTACCTCTTTAGGTAGGTAACCGACAGTTCGGTTATTTACGTCCATAACTTTCATTGCGTTGGAGTCGTGGACGTTGTCTGGCTCATGTTCAACAGCCAGTTGGTCACCTATTTTTAGATCGGCAACAGTTTCGGTGTAGTTCGATACACCAACGATTTTTGATCGTAGGACTTTCCTACGCGAGCCCACTTGTAACCTCCTTAGTTTCAGGGGCGTAAGTACCAAAGCGCAAACTAGGAGATTTAGGTTTGTAAGTAACACAGCGTCCAGCTGGTGTCCCGTTAGAGAACAAACCCAACTCTTTAGCTTTATCAAAAGCAGTAGAGTTCAATTCGACCTTGGTTTTAGTGACCATTCCAAAAAGATCAGGGTCAAGAGTTTGTAGAAGATCGAAATCAACCACTTTCATGTGTGATCTAACAACTGAAATAGCAAATGTTTGATCACCGTCTTTCCACAACGCCCGCTTATTGACACGCGCAGACATGAACTCGGTGATTTCTTTCATCTCTTGTTCAATTCGATCTTTTTCACCTTTGAGCATGTGCCAAAGGACTGCTTTCTCTTGGATTTCTGAGTCCGCCTCGATTTCATCGGGCAGTGTTTCGGTGGTTGCCGTCATGGCATATCTCCTTACTTTGTGTTTTTTGTTAGGTGTATTGCGTGTAGCCTGCTGATTTGATGGTTTGTGCGAGGCCTTGCACGGCCTCATCTCCCACCGCTTCACCAGGATCTTTAATGTCTCCGATAGTGCCCCATAGGTGTGACACAGAAGGAGTCAAATTGCCTAATATTTCGCTTGTTCGAGTCATCGCGCCTCTACCAGCATCATCATTGTCAAAAGCAAGGACGATGAGTTTCGGGGCTAGTCGATGCAATATTTCGGCTTGCGGGTGATGTATCCCAGCCCCATAGCAGCCAAGAACAGCCCAAGACTCATGGATTCCTGCTGAATGCAAGGCCATAACATCCGAAGCACCTTCAACCAGAATTACAACCGGTTTAGGTTTAATGCGCCCAAAAAAGGTAGTTGATGTTCTCGCACCATACGGATATTTATATTTAGGATGACCGTCCTCATTACGGACAACAACGCCTAGGACTTGACCAGCAGCATCCCTAATTGGATAGGTAGGTAAACCAGTTAAAGGATGAGTACCGCACCTGAAATGGCTTGCCGTCTCATTCCCGTACCGTTTTGCCCAGTAAGGGCTAGGTTCAAAAGCGTCAAATGAATCTAGCCATGTTTCAGAATAAATCCTTGCAGGTATATCTCCTCTCAAATATTCCAATAATTGTTCGGCATCAGGAACCAACACGTCACCGTCAACACGTCCTGACGCCCCGCATGCGTAACAAACCCACACCATTGCAACTGTGTTTACACTCGCACTGGCGTTACGGTCCTCATGCACATGGCAGCGGAAAGGTCTCTCAATACCCCTGCCAGACTGGATAGCCTCAGCAAGTGTTTGAGCACTCACCTTTTAGCGCTGATCTGATTGCTGTAAGTAGGAATGTTCCAGTCAGCAGGCAGAAAACCCCCATTAACAATCCACGTGTCCAAATTGGTGATGAGATCCGATAGGTACACAACAAGGTCCTGAAGGTCTTTCTTTCTTATGTCATCAACACCATTGCTGTTAACTTCAGTCACAATCTCTCGCAGGAGCCTTAATACTTCGTTGGGATCCATCACGCTTCCTGCCTATCTACCTGGTCTTTGATTTCTTTACGGAGCGGTTCAACAAGCCAACCGGTTTTCTGATGCATTTCCAACAGCTCATCTATGGCATCCCATTCGGCTCTGGGTAACTTCACATTGATCATTCCTGGTCTCCTTACTATTTGATTAACTTTCTTCTTCCATTTCATCTGCTTCAATAAGATCCAAAGCATCATCGCGACTGATATCACCAAAACGTCCTTTGCCTGGGTCAAGAATCAGATTCCAGCGCCTACCGGCAATACCGTGACGGTTCTTAGCAAGGTTGGCTAAAAGCACCCTTTTTGATTCACGACGCAAAGTAAGAACCACATCCGCGTCCTGACCAAGGGCATCTGATTGACCCATATGTTCAGTTTTAGGTCCACCTTCAGAGTTAGCACCAGCCCTATTTATTTGAGCGGCAGCTATAACAGGGATCCGATGAGAGAGGGCAACTTCTTTTAATTCATTACTGATAGTTGCCGCCGCACGCCAATCATCAATAGAGCGGGAACCTGACGTGGAGCGCATAAGACCCACATAATCGACAAGGGCAACACACTCAGGGTTATCTTGATCATGTGAACCTGCAATTACTGCGGCATCAACAGGACCCATAGAAGGATCATGGACAGTGATACGGCCATTAGTGGCCTGCCATTTCTCCATAAGATCGAGCCGCTCACGCATCGTTAATTCGTAATAATTTTTGACATCACGTAAAGCAATTCGATGTAAACGGTTAATGACTTCTTTACTGGTCATTTCAAGACTAAACATGTTTACATCCCAGCCACCCTCGGCAGCAGCAATGGCCATTTGCTGTAAAACCCATGATTTTCCTACACTCAAACGTGCAGCCACATACCAAAGGTTTCCTGGACGAATACCGCCCGTTAACTTCTCAAGATTGTCTTCTCTGTTAAGACAAACAGGGGAAGGAATAGTATCGGCTTCCAGTAGTAAATCCTCATCCAGAAGTCCTGAACCTTTACGTTTACGAGGCACAGCCGTGCGTAGAGTGTCTTGTAAGCCAATCATGGCTTTTGACACATCATCCTCGCTAAGAAGATGAATGGCTTGCTGCATCCCAACACGCAAGGTACGGGAGGTATATGCCCTGTGGAGCTGCTCCGCAGCCCACTTAGGGTCAGGCTCAGTGGTGTAAGGAAAAGAAGGAAATTTAGCCTGTACCAAATGTGCAGGAGGTGCAGTATTGGCATGTTCTTGATAATCAGTACAAAAACCATGAACATTCGTCCAGGCACCAAAGTGCCTGTCCGCAATACCGTAAATAGCCGGGGAGTAAAAACCAGAATCAATAAGAGCCGAAATAAACAAAGCCTCAGGAGACATTGGATCTGTTGATTTACTTGTCATTTCAACTACGTTTGCTGAGGTCATAAGGTCTCCTTATTGGTTTGTTTATTGATTTAATCCAGGAAATAAAACTAAAAGTTCTGGGAGATTCATCTTGCACCTTGATGAATCAAAATGTTTCATATTTAGATCACGTTTCTGTGTCTGTCTTATAACAAAAAAAAATCCCTCAGGTAGAAACCTGAAGGGTTGGTGACCAGAAAAGAGAAATGAAAACCTAATTAAATGAGGACATACTTTCCCCCTCCCCAGATAACGAGTATCCTATCTTATAAATGTATCAAAAAGCAACATAATGTATCACCAGAGGGTAAAAACACACCCCCAGAATCATTATGATTTGACAAGGTGTGTAAACTCGTAGCGAGGATGCAATCCAGGGCGCATTATTAAACAAAAAACCAACCAATAAAGCACAACAATAAACAAACCAATAAGGTTTCTAGCCGACACCTCCCTGAAAGGTCGGATCGGCAAACCAACGCCCCACTGTATGCGAGCTACATAAACATAAATTTGAAACACTCAAAAAGACACAATGAAAATAGATGTTTCAAAATGAGTCAAAGTGTGTAATGATGCACACCATGACCTTCAATCCAATAACACTAAGAAAAGAAAACACGTACCTACGTGACAAGTCAGAACGACTACTTACCATCACCAGTGGCTTATTAAGACGAATTGAAGACCAAGAAGAAACAATCTCTCAACTGCAAAAAGATATTCGTTTAATGACAGTAGCCATAGCAACGGAGAGCAAATGAGCAACGTGACAGTAAAAAACAACACCTTTTACGCATCAGAACTCATTCCAACAGGTAAATACCCGTACAAGAAAATAAACCACAACGAAGTACTCTTGGATGAATCTGACCCATTTGAATCCGCCATGGCAGACATAGTCAAAATGTTTAGGAAAAAGAACGCTGACTATGCACGCCCAAGCTCACGCTGGTCAAACTTTGAAGACATGAGCCGTTTTCTTGGTGCAGAAGATAAAGCATGGCTCTCATCCCTGCTCCTATGCCAACAAAAACTCTCACGCATAGGAGCCCTTGTCTCATCAGGTAAAACACCAACTAACGAATCACTAATTGATTCACTCCTGGATAACGCTGTTTATGCTGCCATGGCTTTAGCAATGGCTAAGGAAAAAACATGAAACAGCTAATAGGAAAATGGAAATGGTCTAAAAAACGTCAAGCATTCATATGGAAATGGAAGAAGAGTAAAGTTAAAAAGAACGTAGATATCTCAAATGGGGATTAATTACTTCTCATTAACCCATTGTTCAAGCAGCTGCCTGATTACAATGGAAAGCGGTATGCCCTCTTTTGCAGCCTTTTCTGCTGCCGCACCCCAAAGATCATCAGGAACTCTCACGCTTCTGATCCTCCCCCCAATTGAGAATTTCCTCAGAGAACTCTTCGACCCCGTGGGGGTTAATATCAATACTTCCTTGTTCTCCATTTTGGGAGACTACACGAAAAAACTTTTTATACATTTCGACAAAAAATCCATTAATACTCATTTTCCCCCTAAAACAAGGCTTGTAACCACATTCGTACTGACAAATGTAATACCTAGCCACCTAATACCTATACGTTTTACTGAAAAAGTCACAAAATGAGTGTTATTGATTTAACCAACCTGCCGTTGGATGAGAACGGCAACCCAATACATCCAAGGATCTATTTACCCAGACCCCCTCAAAACAAGGATGAGTTGTGGTGGGTGGTTAAAACCTTATGGGGAGTTTCGATACCAAGAATCAAAGTTTGTCCTGATCACGATGCACCTTTTGATGCTTTTGCTGAAGGATATTTTGGTAACGAATCAAACTGGGCACTTTGGTATGGATCCCGCGGTACGGGAAAATCCCTCATGCTGGCATTGCTAGCACTCACCAAGGCAGCGATCCTTGAGATCAACGTCGCCCTTCTGGGCGGTTCCATGGCGCAGTCACAAAACGTCCAAGAACATATCGAAAATCTGCTGCTTTATCCTGGAGCCCCAACGTGGGCTGTTTCTGCCTCAATTCAAACCCAGTTAACTTTCACGGGCGGCAACTGGATCCGTCCCTTACCTGATTCACAGAAAACTGTTCGAGGCCCTCACCCTCAAATGACGGCCTTGGATGAGATCGACGAGATGGATAAAAAGGTTTACGACGCCGCCATGGGTCAGGCGATGAAGAAACCTAATGCCAGGGGTATTGAAATTGATGAAATGGTTGTTGCATCCTCTACTTGGCAGAACCCTGTAGGCACTTTTCAACAGGTTCGCGATGACGCCTTAAAAAAGGGTTTACCTGTTCGAACGTGGTGTTTTCGTGAGGTGTTAAAGACTGAGGAGAACCCTTCTGGCTGGATGGATCCTGCCTTTATTGAGCGTAAAAGACGCTCTGTCCCTTCGGAACTGTTCCGTGTTGAGTACGAGCTGGGGGAGCCTGCTGGTGGGTCAAGGGCGTTTGATTTAGCCAAACTTAACGAGTACTTCATTCACATGGATGTGGTTGATCAGCGTCATGCAGGTTCAGATGATGAATGGGTGTTTGAGGAGCCTAGGGATGATGGCTGGTATGCGGTAGGTGCTGACTGGGCTAAAGAGGCTGATAAAACGGTGATTGTGGTGGCGAGAACAGATATTAAGCCTCATCGAATTGTGTATTTACGTCGCGTGAACCGTAAACCTTGGCCTGAAATGGCTGAAATGTTCAACACGGTTCTCAACAACTATCAGGCTGTTGCTGCCCATGACGGTACAGGTATCGGCAATGTGGTTAATGACCTTATTGACGAACGTGCCCGAAAGATTGTGATGGTGGGTAGGGCTAGGACCACCATGCTGGTTGAATACATCTCCGCTATCGAGCAGGGCTTGTACAGGTTGCCTGCTAACACTCCAGCTTTTGATGCCCATAAGGCGACAACCGTTGAGGAGGTGTATGCCCCTGGCAGGTGGAATTCTCATTTGGCTGACGATGTGGCTGCTTTCGCAATCATGCATGATGCTGTGCTTCATCAACCTGCACCTGCAGCTATGGAGGGTGTGCGTAAAACCAAGTTTGTTCCTAAATCAATGCAGGTTTTGGATCCTGAATGGAATGCGGATGTGGTTTCTGGTGTGGTTTGGGTGAAGGATTCTGGCGAAGACAACCCTTACCTTGTGATTTAATGATTCAAACGGTCTAAGATTAAGACATCCTGATTCATTGTGAGGGGACTGTTACATGCCTGATGCAGCACATTCATACACGCCGACTGGTCGTTCGGCAGTATTTTTCGTACCCGCATACGACGACAATGCTGATTTACGCATCCTTTTTTCCCAATTTGCGGATACAGCTTCGTCGGTTGATGGTGACACTTACACAGGTGTTCACAACTTTACCGGTGGTTTGCAAAAGTCAGGTGCTGATGTTGTCACCACGACGGGTACTCAAACTCTAACTAACAAAACTATTTCACAGTCACAAGTCACGTCTTTGACTTCTGATCTTTCTTCCAAGCAAACTCAAATTGATAATCTTGAAACTAATGTCGCAGCTAAATACCCACTAAATCCTTTAACTAACCCTTCATCATCTTCATACACACTGCAACTTAGCGACGCACAAAAAATAATAGAAATGAATGTTGCTACAGAAAACACTCTCACCATCCCCCCAAATACAGGCGCTAATAGTGCTGCTTTCCCCATCGGTACTTCTATTCTTGTTGTACAAACAGGTGAAGGTCAAACAACTATTACCGCTGGTGTTGGTGTAACAGTTAACTCGTTTATTGGATTAAAAATCATCGGTCAGTGGGCTGGTTGTACTTTGATTAAACGTGATACGAACACGTGGGTTGCTGTTGGCGGTTTAGTGGCATGATCCCTACGTTTGCAGGGTTCAACATGGGCCTTAGTGCCCCTGCCGCACCAATCATGGACCACCATACGACCATTGGACAGTTTGTTGTTACAAATTATGATTCAAATCTTGCGTACACGCCTACTTTTATTTCTGGTAGTGGGACTGCAACATTAATAGATTCAGTTAATGGTGTTTTTTCTTTATCCAGCACTGATGCAAGGTTTTCTATTAGTTCTGGATATTCTCAGGCCTCGCCACAATCTGCAGTTGGTTATATGGAAAGAAAGAAATACACAACTCATCCCGAACCAGTGTACGTAGATAACTGTGCCCCTGCTTATTCTTGGCCCTCCGGTAACTGCCCAGGTCCAAACTGCTGCAACGCTTATAACAACTGTTGGGGTGGTGGTGTTGATGGTAACTGCGGCGCTGACGGAACTATTTGCTGTGGTGGTTCCCGTGGACAGTCAATCGTAGGTTACAACGACGTTAAAAATGGCACCCCAGAAGGATATACAGATTCTTACGGAGAATGGTGGAGGATATCGTGAAAAAAGGGGAACGCTTACACCTGAAATGGGTTTTGCCATTTACTAATATGCCAGAAGACCATGTTGTTTTACCTACCGCTGGGGATGATGTCACCTTTTATGACTCCTCGGGCGATCTTTTAACAACCTTTAACCGAAATGTAGATAGTTCAGAATATTGGTTGGGTTACGAGGCTGGTCAATGGGTTATAACTTTTGACACTAACGATACTTACTTTCTTCCTATTGGGGAATCAAGGTATGAGTTCACTCTTCTTAATGAAAATGGTGAACCTTTAATGATTTCTGGTGGAGAGGTGGAAGTTAATGACTGACGTTAGCCCATTAGATTTTTTGAATCCAAACACAGTGTATTTAGATAAAGAAAAAGCAATGGATAGATTGCGTATCTGTAATAAATGTCCACAATTACGTTTTAAAATCTGCCAAGAATGTGGTTGTTTTATGACAGCTAAAGTGAGACTGGCTAAAGCAGAATGCCCTATAGGTAAGTGGGGTGAGGTTTTGTGATTCTCGCAGCTTTCTTTGACCCAAGTAATGACGGTTTCGACATGGCTGATGCCGCCATGATTGCTGGTTTTGCTGTAGGACCTTCAATCATAATCCTCGGCTG